CGAATCAAGAAAAGATTGTATTGCTTGTATTGGACCACATAGAGCAAACTTGATTGGACTTACAAACACAACTACACAAACAAATAACTTGATAAATTATTTTAGTCCTCTTTCTTCTTCATCATTTGCTATTTTTGATAGTGGATACAAGTATACGTATGACAGATTTAACAATCTTTTCAGATATATTCCAACAAATGCTGATATTGCTGGATTAAT